ATGAAGATCAATGGGAGTTGGATATCGAAAACGATATCGAAAACGAAAACGCTGAAAATAAATCCTGACCTTTCGATTTTTGATTCGTCATTAGAATGTAACAACAACAAAAAGGAAAAAAGTAATGAGCTTTATTAATGACATGAATGCAGACCCGAACGAGTACAACATCTGCGAGTTTGTGAGTGATGGTGAAAGAATCTATGTATGGTATGACACCGACAACGACGACACAGGACTATTCCCAATCATCGAGTCTGCCTACTACCTAGATGACAAAGGCGACAAGCACGACTATGAACTGAGCGGGCATGAGGAAGTTGCAGTTTACGAACAGATCTGCGAAGAAATGCAAGCCGACCCAAGAGACGAACCCGACTATTACTATGACATGGAGAACGCATAATGGAAAAGACATCAGCAATCAGACCATACAAATGGTCATCATGGGGTATCGAGATGTACACCCGAGAACGTGAAGGCAAGACCGAGTATGCCTACATCATAGAAGAGCAGAAGTGGGTAGAGATAGAGGTAAAAGGCGACTACACCCTCATGCCTGTTGAGCAACACCCGACCATAGCACCGCTATTTGCCGACCCCGATGATACCACCGACATGTACTTTGTCATTGATGGTACAAGTAGTGACTACTGGGCAGATGGTGGATGCACCAACATAGAGTTTCTCGAGCAACACTTGGAGACCGAGTATGCTACGCTTGTAAAACAAGATGGGGGAGACGATCACTTTAACGAGCGTGAGCGACTGTATGAGATGGGGTTCAAAGACGATGAGGACTCTTTCCGACATGTCCTACAATTTAAACAACGCAAACTAGGAGAATGACATGATGATAGGAACACCAAGCAAGGACAAGCAAGCAGATGGAGAGGTATGGTATGGCATGACGCGTTGGAACATTGACGATGTTAAGTACCTAGCACCCGAGTGGACAGACGAGCAATGCCATGAGTTTATGGAGAGGCACGACCGACACTTGAAAGACCGCATGATAGAGCTAGGTTGGGAGACGCTAGACCTTTATGTAGCACAAGAGAAACATCTTCTAACGATACGCAAGGGGGCAAAAATAAGAGCAATGCCACACATAAAGGAGGGTAAGTAATGGAAATAACTGCATGGAAGTTAGTAGCTTATGATGAAGACAACAATGAGTTTGTTGTAGATGTTGATAATCATGTAGCGAATATAATAGACAATTTTTTAACCGAAGAATGTGAGGGGGTGAGTAATGGCACTATATGAAGTAAAGGTAAGTGGGTTAGTAACGAGAGAGTTAGAAGTAGAGGCAGAGAGTGGTAGCCAAGCTCAAGAGATAGCAAAGACTATGTTTTGTGAAATGCTTTTAGCTTATCCTGAAAATGTGGAGGTGGAATAATGAACTGCGACAAAGACTACGCGTATGAAGTAAGAGACATCGTTATTGTTAAGGTCGACACCGCGACAGGCGAGGAAGTATTGAACAGGGATGGCTCAATAAAACACTTTAGACCGAAAGACATGATCGATTACTTGCATGTTGAGTATGATGATAATGAAGTGGAGGAGGTGTAATGTTTATATATGAACCTTCAACAAAGAAAGAGAAATTGATATACGAGATCTGTAGACTCCAACCGCACTACACTTTCGGGGATAACGCGGAGGAATTATGGAACGCAGATGACGAGGAACTTGCAGAACTATTGGAGGAATACAAATGAATGAAGAGTTAGAAGATATAGAAGTATGCCCTTTCTGTGCCAATGATAGGAACAATCGTTCTACCTGTTGTGGTGAGTATCTTGGGGAGTATGGATGGGCTAAACTTAGTGAACTGGAGGACGCATAAATTGAATCGAGTCTTTACACATCATGTATTAGACTTTGAGGGCGAGACCCTAATGAGGTTTCAAAGTAAGAAAGAGGCGGAGTGGTTTTGTGCGGATAAACCCGAGTGCAAGATCATTCAGGTAGCAACAAGACCACGAACCGCTAAGCCTGAATCAGTCATAGACTGGAACAACAAAGAAGATGAATGCTTATTATAAAGGAGATAGGAAGATGTATGTAATAGAAACTTTTACTGAGATGGACGGATGGGTAAATACATGGACAGTTGACGGTGTACCCGAGACATTTAAAACAGTCGACCAAGCATTGAAAGCTCTCGATAGTTTCTTTGAGGATGTAAGGGAGGACTACGAGGCGGGGTACTTAGATGACCCATATGACAGAGCAGATTACCGAGTTAAATTTAAAGGAGACCGAGCATGAGCTTACCAAAACAGAAACTGGACTATGTAGAAGAGTTATACGACATGTACTACCAAAAGCTATCTGACCTAGGAGTGCCAATCAAGGAAGTAATCCTCGAGGCTAAGAAACTAACTGACTTACATTTTAAAGGAGAGCCTGATGACCGAGCTAACTAGAGAAGGGTGGGCAAAGTTTTGGAAGTCGGTCGAGAATAGCAAGCCTGAAGACAAGGACACACTTGATTGGATGGACATGCTCGCGGGAAAAATCGTTGACGGCGCAGACCCCTATAACAGGGCCTTCGCTTTATCAGTAAAAAAAGCAATACTAGATAGGAAAAAAGATTTAAAAATAGTTGACAAACAAAAATAAATAAAACAGAATGATGTTCAAGTTATAAAAAAGGAGAGTAAACATGGCAATGACTAAATCAACGAAACCAGTGATTAGAGAAACATCAGCAATTGTGAAAGACGCGGGTGACCGACCTTTGATAGCAACATTACAAGGCGGAGTTATTAAACTAAGACCCAAAGGGTTAAAGACTGAAGAAGTAATTAGACTAGATCAAATTTGGGAATCAGCAATTAAGAGTAGATTATTAGGGAAGAATAAATAATGGGAGAATTAAAAACAAAGTGGAAATTGTTTTATGTAGATGGGTACAAACACAAAATAGTAATACACCCTAATGAAGATAAGACGGCGTGGAAGGATTGGGTTATTACTAATGAACACGAAAACAAAACCATAGCAAAAGGAGAATTATAATGTGGGAGTTTCTTTTCTTTTTATTGAATTTTATTTAAGGAATTATTATGACAGAGGATAACAAAAAGATTATTGACTACACCGAACAAGAGATTTATGAATATTTCGGGGCAGACAGTGATATATGGCAAGCAGATAGACACACGTTACTCGGAGTTATTGGCGGTATGAGTGGTATGTTAGAACTGTTATGGCATAAAGAAGTAACACCAGAGCGAGCCTTCCATGACTTTAAGGAGTGGCTACAAGACGAACAAGAACTAAATAATATCGAAGTGGAGGTAGTAGATGAGTAAAGAACTTTTTACTAAAGTGCGGTCGTTACTTAAAGATCATGTGCGAAACCTTAACGAACATAGTATAGGTAACACTAGTGTAGAAGAGGCGGAAGGCATCATCGCAGAGTTAGATTTAATTATGTCAAACAAACATTTCATAGAACATCTTGAAGAAGAGATTGACGTAGAAGAACATAAGCAAATATCGGATGACTTGGCGGACGAGATTTTATCTCGAGGGCAACACTGCCCAAGCGGTAATTGCGATGTGTAGTAAGTGCAGTAAAGTGAAGTTTAATTTTTAATTTATATAAAGGAAAACATAGTAATGAGAAACAATGAAAACAAAATCGTAGGCGGTATAGTAGTAGGTGTTAGTTTTGTATTATTTGGTAGTTGGTATTATTTTGGGCAAGGTGATACATCTAGTATTACTCAGAACCCAGTACCTTCAATGGATTTTGTGGCAGATGATAGGCCATTAATTACACCCATAGGACAAGACTATCTACCAATCATTAAGCCAGTTGATATTGCAACAGTAGAAGACTTGCCACCACTAATGGAGGAGGAAGTAGAACCATTACCTGAAATTGCATTTGATGATTCACTACCTACAATACTACCTCCATTGCAAGATAATATAGACTTGCCACCGCTACAAGAAGTATAGTAAACTTATTAACCACGGGGGGCGCATCAGCCCCCTCTTTTAGTTAGGATAGTTATGTCAAATGAAGTAAATAAATCAATGTTAAGAAAGACACTAGTACTAGCATTAATAACAGATAATCTGAGTGAAGAAAAAAAGTTACTAAAGACGGCAATACAAATAGCAAGTACATTAAGTGAAGAAGAGTATGAACAAGTAAAAGATGAGGCAGAAAGAGAATATCATCTGCTTATAGTTAAAGAAAATAACCAAAGAGGTACAGTACATTGACACCAGAAAAGAAAGTTAAAGTTAAGGTATGCGAAGTATTAAAGAAGTTAAAGTGTTATTATTTTTATGCATCGACAGGAGGATATGGGAGTAGTGGCGTACCTGATATCGTCGCATGCTATAAAGGGAAGTTCATTGCAATAGAATGCAAGGCCAACGGCGGAAAGCCAACCGCGTTACAACAGAAACATCTAGTAGACATAGAAGTAGCAAGGGGAAAGTCCCTAGTAATCGACGAAACAAATATAGACATGCTAGAGTATTATGTTACTGGCAAACAAACATTTAATATAAAGGATGAAACATGAATGCAGAAGATGTAGATATGGTAAATCACCCACCCCATTACACAAGTAAGAAGTATGAGGTGATAGATATACTTGAAGAGTTTTTTAAAGATGACCCACTACTATGGCAATGTGGAAAGTATCTGTTAAGATGTAAAGAGAAAGGTAATATGGAGCAAGACCTAAGCAAAATGATTTGGTATGCCAACAGACGAATAAATACGAAAGGATAAAAAATGCCAAGAGGCCCCGCTGAAAGAACAAAAAGATTACCGCAAGAAATTGATAGTATGCTAGAAAAATTTCCTAATATAACTATTACTAAGTTAGCAAGAAATTTAGATACTACTGTACAAACCTTGGAGAAATTACTATCTGAGGGTAAAATTACAAAGTTACCCACTAAGGTGACAGACGCAAGACAGAGGTCTGTATGGGGTTCAAAAAAAGATAACTTATTTAGTTAGGGAAATATTATGGCAGATGAAGCAGATATCGCTAATGACCAAGTACAAAAGGCTTTAGACGCGACTATGAGTACTATAGGAACACACATTGAACCAAATAAAACAGGTGTATGTGTATGGTGTGATGAACCAATAAAAGAAAAAGATGATAGACGTTGGTGCAGTATAGATTGTCGTAACGAGCATTCAAGGTGGGCTAATAAGTTATGAACGTAGTAAAGAGTCCTTGCGATAACACATGCAAGTATGAAGAGATGGCAAACGGAGAGATAGTTTGTACAGGATGTTACCGAACCTATGATGATCTTGACAGATGGTTTAATTTAGATAATGATAGTAAATTATTAGTTTTAGAAGAATGTAAAAAAAGGAAAATAAAATATGGAAGTATGGAACAGTAATAATGACCCAGTAGAACCAGTAGACGAAGTAATACACACACTAAGTGATAGAGATACCAAGGTTTGGGTATGCCACATAATTACGGTGATAATACTATTAGTAATTGCAGTAATAGTATGAAGGTAATAACGCTCGATTTTGAGACTTTTTATGACACGGGGTTTAGTTTATCTAGATTGACTACCGAAGAATATATAAGGTCACCTCAATTTCAAGTCATTGGTTTTGCTATGAAAATTAATGAAGGCTCTACCAAATGGTACTCCGGCTCTCATGAAGAACTCCAAGCAGTGCTAGATGAAGTAGATTGGGACGAGGCTATGTTACTTGCTCATAATAACTTGTTCGACGGAGCTATCTTATCTTTTATATTCAATGTTAAACCTAAAGTTTTATTAGATACCCTATGTATGGCCAGAGCTATTCACGGCGTAGACGCGGGGGGATCGTTAGCTAAGTTAGCTATTAGATATAACCTAGGAGAGAAAGGTACCGAAGTATTAGACGCTAAGGGTAAACGCTTAGAAGACTTTGAAGAACATGAACTCCACCGCTATGGTATGTATTGTAAGAATGATGTTGAGCTAACTTATAAACTATTTCAACAACTATCTAAAGGCTTTCCGTTCTCTGAGCTCGAGCTTATTGATCTTACGTTAAAGATGTACACAGAACCTACACTAGAGGTCGACGACGCATTATTAATAGACAGACTTGAGGAAGTTAGAGAGGAAAAGAAGTCGTTACTAGGCTCTCTTATGGCGAGGCTAGAGTGTGAAGATGAAGAGTGTGTAAGAGCGAAGTTAGCGAGTAATAAGCAATTTGCAGAGCTATTAGAAGAACTTAAGGTGCCTGTGCCTATGAAAGAAAGCCCAGCAACAGGGAAGCAAACATTTGCATTAGCTAAGACAGATGAAGGATTCATAGCATTACAAGAACATGAGAACTCATTCATTCAAGAACTATGTGCGGTTCGCTTAGGCACTAAATCAACCATAGAAGAATCACGTATTGAAAGGTTCATTGGTATTGGGGCTCGAAATAAA